GACCGACGGCTGTACCGGTTTATGTGGAGATCAAGTTGGTGCCGTATACCGGGTATATGTCAACGATGGCCACAAAAGTAAAGGACGCTATTGTGGAATATCTGACCGGGTTTGCGATTGCGGCAGATGTTTCCGTGTCGTTGTTGGCCGGGGTGGCGATTGCGATAAACGAGGATTTAAAGAATCCCGCATTTGGCATCAGTTATGTCCACATTGGGAAAACGGCTGAAACACTGACATCCAATGATATTGCGATTGATTATAACGAGGTGGCGACGATAAGCGCGGCCAATGTTTTGGTGGGGGTGTAAACCATGGCGCTGTTTTCAGTTGACAGCCAGATGAATATTAACCTGGCGCGCGGATATGCAGTGGATATTCCTGTTGTGGTGTACCGGTCAGATAACACGCCATATCAGATGATACCGGAAATGGACACGCTGACTTTCACGGTTAAGCAGACCGTAAGCTCTCCACCGCTGATCCAAAAAGTTTTGGATAGCCCGGTGGTCCCTTTGGGGTTGGCGGACACCACGGCGCTGCCGTATGGGACGTATTTGTATGATTTGGTACTCACTCATACAGAGGCAGGGGATTCCTGGGTAGAGACAATTCTGGGTCCGCGCAGGTTTCACCTGAATGCGAATGATGATGGGCTGATGGAAGAATATCGCAAGCTGCTGACTTCGGAATACAAAACAAAGCCGAAGCTGACTTCGTGGTTGTTGTGGTTGCTATCGGAAGGTGTTTCATATAGAAGCATGTTTTTGGAGTTTTTGGATGCGTTTTATCTGGATTCTGCGGTAGGTTTACAACTGGATGTGATTGGAAAAATCGTCGGCGTGGAAAGACTGCTTTCGTTTTACCCGTCAGGTGGGGAGAGTCCGCTGATGAATGATGAAACATACCGGATGGTAATCAAGTCGAAGATTATTCAAAACACTTGGAAGGGCACGCTGGACGAGCTGTATGAGGCATGGGCGGTGCTGTTCCCGGATGTGCGGTATTTTCAGATTCAGGATTTGCAGGACATGACATATAACGTGGTTATCATGGGTGCGTTCACACAACTGGAACGGGAGTTGATTGCGAACGGATATATAATTCCGAAGCCAGAGGGTGTGCGCATAAATCTTCTTACGATTACAGACACGTCTGGGCTTCCGTTGTTTGCTTATGATATGGATACTTACCTGTTGTCTGGCTACACTTCTCATTGGGCCGAGGCGCAGTAAAAGGAGGGAATTATGGCTACACAAAATTTTCTGATTTTCGACGAAAGTTTGACCGATGTCGATACCGACATGGAATATCAGGCGGAGTCGCAGCGCATAAATGGGGTAACGCCTGGCCTGGCGTCACCAAAGCTGCACAATAAGCTGTACAGGCAATGTTCGGTTATGGCGTATGCGATTGCTTCCGTGCTGGCGGCTCGAGGATTTGACGCAAAAGACAACGACCCGGCGGCGCTGGTTAATGCGATTCAGAGGGCGTTCGCGTTTACTGTCAACGGAAACAAACCGAATGCTTCCGGGGCAATTACTGCGGTGCGGCCGATTGATTCCTGGCCGGTAGGGAGTCTGTTTATGACGTTTAACAATACGAATCCGGCGACGCTGCTGGGTGGTGGGACCTGGGTGCAAATCAAGGGGCGGTACCTTTTGGCTGCGGACACCGGTGATACTGTGGACGGCGTGACGACAATCGGGGCGCACACGAAAAATGTGCCGCTGGTCTCGCACACGCACGGGTTTAGTACATCAAATAACGGCGCTCATTCACACAGTTTTAGCGGGACAACCGGTGGCGGCGGAAGCCATAACCATTGGACGATGAATGATATTCATACGGCGTCGTTTGATACGCAAGATGCCGCCAAAAACAATCATCAAACTGATATTTATTACGGTGATGATGGGCGATGGGGAGGTAATTGGCGCAATGCGATTACGTCCACGGTAGGCGATCATACACACGGATTTGGTGGTGGCACGAACAGCGCCGGGGGGCATACCCATTCCGGAACGACTGCCAGTGCTGGAACGAGTGCAAGTTTTGATGTGCGGCCGGCGTCGATCTATGTGTATATGTGGAGGAGGACAGCCTGATGTTTGTAGTGGACGGAACGAAATTGAGTTTATCCCGCGGGGATGATGCGTATCTGTATGTCGGCGCTTCGCTGGCTGAGGGGGAGACGTTGGAGCTGCAGGTGTATGCGGATTCCGGTTTGTCTGCATTGCTGTTTACCCGGGGTCGGCTGCCTGACCAGACGTTTTTGATTAATAAGGCGGACACAGATCCGCTGGATTTTGGCGTGTATTATTATCAGGTTGTCAAGATTTCCGGCGGAGCGGAGACGGTCGTGATTGGCCCTGAAACGCTGACAGTGTTGGAGGAGGTGCATTGATATGGCTGATCCGATTATCGGAATCATCAGTGTGGGTGATGGTGCTACGTTCACACCGCATATTGCTTCCAATGGAGATTTAACTTGGACAAACAACAAAAACCTGCCAAATCCCGGCTCGGTCAACATTAAAGGTCCAAAGGGTGACCAGGGGTTGACAGGGCCGACTGGGCCGCAAGGTCCGCAAGGTGCGGAAGGCCCGGCAGGCCAGGATGGCAATGTGGCGTTTTCCGATCTAACGGAAGACCAGAAGGAGCAGCTGGTCGGGCCTCGTTATGTAAAGGACGAGCAGGGCTATTTGTGCATTGATTACGGCAGTAATTGGTTTGAAGATTAAGGAGGTAGACAAATGTCTGATGGAAGAGATAGGGCTCCTAACTGGGAGCAGATGGAACGGTTGATTGAGGCGGTGGGAGAAAGAACGCCCGGCTCGTTGCTGGACGGCACCCGGAATACCTACCTGGCGGTCATGAAACAGTGGTTTGAGCAACGCGGCGCGGATAACGTGACGGACACACAGCTGACAAAGCTGGTTGATGAGTGGTTTGTTGCCGTACGTGATGTGAATTTTGATGGGTATGTGGATTTTGATGCGCTGTCGGTGTCACAGTTATCCACAGGCACTCGGGGTGGCAGCCTGACAGGAAAGACATGTGCGGTATCTACAAACGATACAGCAGGGCAGGATGATTATGCAGGGCTGCCGTTGTTTGCCTGCGTGGATGTTAATTTCCGGGTTGACCCGGTTACTCTGGAGCCGATTATCACGGCTATTGAGGGTATCACAAAAGGGTTTGAACGGTATAACAAGGATAAGTTTGTTGGCGTGCTGCAGGCTTCCGGTTATGTGTATATGATGGAGACTGCATCTATCATCCGTCTGGGTTATAGCTCTGTATGGCGTCCGTATGCCAATATCGCGCCGCTGCCTGAAGCGGTCAGGGTAGATGGGTCTGTCCGTCCGTGGGTGGTCCATGCGAAATATCTGAACCACACGGTGGATGGCAAGCTGACAAGCTATTCCGGCGTGATTCCGACGGCATTCAGTATCAGTCATAATACACTGCATACGTTGGCGGCTGCGACTGGTACCGGATGGTCCGGTATGTGCTATTGCGATTTCAATTTCATTCGCCTGATGTTCCATCTGAAGTATGCGAGCCTGTCTGCAGATGGTATCCTGCAGGGTTGTTTGGTGAACAATCATAATGCTGTGGCTGCCGTGGCAGAAGTTGGCGTGAAGCGCGTCCTGGTTGCTGATGCGAATGGTATCGAGGCCGGCATGGGCGTGTTTGTGGGCACTGCCAATGACCGTGGTGCGAACAGTTACAGCATTTCCGGTTCTGGCGGATGCTTGGTGACGTCAGTGGAGACGGTTACCATTGGCGCGGATACCTATACAGCGATTTATGTGGATACTCCGGCGGTATTTGATACCATTGTGGGCGGCACATATGTGACCACGTTCCATTGGCCGAATGGGTCTTGTGACAAAATCCTTGGCACGGATGGTTCCCCGGTCAGTGCTACCAACGGCAAGTATGCGGCCAAGATTCAGGGGATCGAGTATTCTCTGGGCGGCTATGAAGTGCTGGCTGATACGATGGCCAATTACACGCAGGCTGATGGAAATTATTACTTTGAACCGTGGTTTGTAAACCGCACGGCCAATCAGGCGACAAGTCTGACCGGCGATTACAAGCCGTGCGGCATCAAGGTAAGCCAGCCGGAGTCTGCAAATTGGTTGTACATCAAGAAGATGGGGCTGAGCATGGGCGTATTGGTGCCGGATGTGTATGGCGGGTCCAGCAGCACTTATTATAAGGATGCCTGGTATTTATTAGCGGCTACCGAAGGAGTCAGGGAAGTCATCTGCTTCGGGCACCTGAGCCGTGGCGTCGCGGGCTACGGGCTGTCGCACGCGTACTGCGACTACGGCTTGACGTATGCGTACTGGGCCATCGTTTCCCGGCCTTCTCCTAATGGGAATCGGGGTGAATGGCTGGCGTAAGCCAGGCAGAGGGGTGTAATCCCTTGTGAATATTTATAGGGTCATTCAGTGTATTTGGGGCGGTGTTTCCCTGTCATCTGCTTCGGGAACCTGAACAATGGCGTCACGAACTACGGGCTGTCGTACGCGAACTGCAACAACGGCTTGACGAATGCGAACTGGAACATCGTTTCCCGGCCTTACAAATCTGTCAATGAAAATTACGTGCACTGAATGATCCTTGCTGCGGCAAAAATCGACAGCTGATCCGCCGGGTGAGTAAGAAAGTGAAAGCTCGGTACTGGCAAAGAAGGAGTATTATGCGCAGAGATTGTGCAGACATAAATTTGAGAGACCCGCGGGTGTTGCGCCCGTGGGTCTGGGATTGTATCAAACGGCATTATAAGCGTTATGATTTCCGTGACATGTTGATGGAGTATGGTTTATCCCGGGAAGCTCATGCCAAAACTTGCAAGGATCATGATTACACGAGGCTGGCGCCGACGGTGGATAAGATCGCGGAGTATGCGGCGAAATGCATCGCAGACCGGCACCTGGTGCTTCCGCCGGTCCGGATTCGTGTTATGAAGGACGGGTCTAATGGCAAGGAGAGACAGATAGGATGCGAGAGCGCCATTCAGCAGGTGTTCGATTCGATAGCACGGTATGCGCCGGAGGCAATTTGGAAACGGCGGATTATACCGCAGCAGGCATCTAGCCTGAAAGACCGCGGTCCTTTGCATGGCGTGAATATGATACAGCGCTGGGTGATGAAAGATAACCGTGCGATGCGGTATGCAAAAAGCCATGGCCTGCCGTACACATCCAAGATGAAGTATTTTGTAAAGCTGGATATCCGGAAATGTTTTCCGTCTGCCAGACTTGAGATTTTTATGGATATGTTCCGGCGGGATTGCAAGAATGAGGATTTGCTGTGGCTTTGGGAAGAGCTTCTTAAGACGCACCGGATTGATGGGTACCAGGGGTTCATGATTGGAGCGAATCCGAGCCAATGGGGCATGCAGTATATGCTCAGTTTCATTTACAGGTATGCAATGGGGCTGGCGGGCATGCGGCGCAACAAACGTGTCAGGATGGTAACGCATATGATCATGTTTATGGACGATATTCTGATGGCTGGAAGCAATCGCAAAAATTTAAAGATGGCAGTGCGTATGATTATCCGTTATACCGAGGAGACGCTACGGCTTGCGGTGAAGGACACCTGGCACATCAAGGATTTTGCATTGGAATCTATTGACATGATGGGCTATGTGATACACAGGTCCGGGAAGGTTTCAATCCGTGGCCGGGTTTTTCTTCGAGGGCGGCGCGGAATACTGCGCTGCCACAGGTCCGGGATGATGAGTGTCGAACAGGCACGGAGACTGATGTCTTATAAAGGAGCGTTTGCTCACAGCAATAGTTTTTTGGTCTGCCTAAAGTTGAAGGCAGATACGGCATTTAGGTTTGCGGCTGCGGTGATCAGCCGCTATGACAGGGAGGCAAATTATGGCACAGTTTGACCACAGACCGAATAAGGTTGATTACATGGATGTTGTGAATGGTACCGCAGAGGTTTGGATCCGTGCGAACATTAAAGAGCATGACGACCCGGAAGGTAAGTATTGGACGGCGGAAGAAGTATGCTTCAGAACGGTGCAGAATCGGGAAGAAGTGGAGGCGCAGGCGGATGCGTTGTTCTTTGCGCACAGTAATATTCAGACTGAATTGACCGCTGCGGTGCAGGAGTTTATGGACAAGACGGCGCAGACCAGGGGCTATGATGGCATCATGAGCGCCTGCAGCTATGTGGAGTCTACCGACGAAGTATTCAAGACAGAAGGGGAGGCGTGCGTAGCTTGGCGTGATGCGTGCTGGCGGTATTGCTACGATGTGTTGGCGCTGGTCAAAACCGGGCAGCGAGATATCCCGACTGCCGAGGAGTTGATTGCGGAACTTCCTGCATTGGAGTGGTAATCGTGAGGACAGCGGTATTTCAAAGGCCGGAGAATGACTTTAGGATACGGAGACTGTCGACTGGTATTGCGGTCGTTGATCTGTATGCTTCTTATGTCGAGATTCCAAATGCGGGTGGAGGATTTGACGTGACTGCGAATGTAGTCAGTACGAATCTGGTTGATTGCCCGGGTTTGGAGGAGGACGTCGTCAAACGGTTTTCCGTTTATTACAATAGGGCGGTTGCTGAAGAAGAGTTGTTCCTTGGCAACCAGTTTAAAAAGGCGGTGGATGGTGTGATAGCCAAGCTGCCGCCTGGTAAGAAAATGGAAATTGTGGAGTCGGCCGCGAAGGTTGTCCGGCAAATTGCGCGCGGTGACCGTCCTATGTTTTATAAGCAAAAGGATTTTATCAAGTTTTTAAAAAGGTACATTTAAGGTGTGAGACCCTGCTGTTATCAGCAGGGTCTTTCGTTATGGAGAGGGATATGATACATGACATTGGAACTGGCATTGTAACATTCCTGCTTGGGAGTGTTTGCACATATTTCCTGGGGAAATGGTCGAACATTTTCGGAAAAATAGACAGTCTGGAGTTTGGGGTTCGGGCGTTGTTGCGGAATCGGATGATCCAGACCGTCAACTACTACCGTGAGAAACAGAGAGCCGTGCCACAGTGGGAGCTGGCCAGCTTCGATCAGATGTATGCTGCCGGGAAATCCTTGGGGGAAGATGGATATCTGGACGAGTTAAAACATGTTATGCACGAGGAGCTAAAGCATGAAACTCATTAAGGACCTGCAGGGCAGGGTGTCAAAATTTGTGAAAAAGAAGGGCGGCACGTTGCCGAAGATTTTCGTCTGGCTGTATGCGAGCGTGTTCATCGGCTGCGGTCTGGTTACGTTGGCCGGCGTGCTGTATGAGTTTTTTACGAAGGGCGCGGTCAATTACCAGGCTGTCAATAATTTTGTCCGGGAGTATTTCGCGCCGAGTATAGCCGGTACTATGGGCGTCATCGGCGTGCTGCTGATCGATAAGGACCACGACGGGGTGCCGGACAGCTGGGAGAAGGAGGAAGATAAGCATGATTAAGGAGATCCAGTTTCAGAGGCGTAAACGGACCATCTATGCGATGGATGAGAATTACAAAGTGGTAGGACAGTGGGAGTGCAGGGATGACTTCGTGCCTGGCTATAATGCGTCAGGAGACCCGCGGGGAAGTTTGCCTGATGGTTTATATTCCCACGTGCATGCGGAAGTCACAAATGGCTGTTATGGGCCTGCGTATGGCAATTTTTATATCACGTCCGGAGATCCGCGTGGCAGGGATATCCACGGAGGTGGCTCCGGGCTTCCTGATCCGTATGCCGATTACCAGGGATGGGTGCCGACGTATGGCTGCTTGAGGATGCAAAATGCCGACGGTGTGGAGCTGTCGCAGATGATTATTGACAGCGGGAATGATGTTGAGCTGACAGTAGTGGAGGGGTATTGATGTATGAGCTTTTTGACCTTAGACCAAACAACAAAGAAGTGGCTTTTGGCATTCTTGGCGTGCTTGTTTTCTTGGTGGCTGCTTTCATCATCGGCTACATGCTCGGCGTCACCCACACAAGAGAAAACGTACACGATAACGGAAACGCAGTTGCAGACGTTAGAAGTGAAATTGAATCTGCTGGATCAGATATTGGCGCAGCAAAATCCGGAATTGACCACGCTGCAGCTGCGGCTGGCCGAGTCGAGGAACGAATTGTCGACGCTGCGGAGCGAGCTGAATACCTCAAAGGAACGGCTAATGAAGGCAGAAGAATCATTAGTGAATGCCAATCAATTATTAGCGAAGTACGCCGAGGAAACAAAACGGGAACGGCTCCGCATTAAAGCACAACGTAACACGTGGCTGGCGGTGGCCCTGGTGGCCGCTACGGTGGCGATTGTGAAGTAGGAGGTATGTTCGCATGACAGACAATTCCAAATTGAACCTGGAGCGAATCCGGGCCTGCGACGGGGAAGATATCTGGCGCACGATATGTGATGCCGGTTGGAATCCACCCCGTTTCACAAAATCGTTATCAAGTCAATTGTTTTAAATTAAAACTTACCCCGGACTACGGTCCGGGGTCTTTTTTTATTGCCAAAAACGCGCAACGGTGCGGGTTTTCTGGGTGTGAAAATATTTTTAAAATTTTGATAAAAAAGGCTTGATTTTTCAAAAACAAAGAGTTAACATGACCATGACGATAGGGAACGGGGCCGGACCCCTGGGTAAGTTTAAAGGAGGAGATAAAATGAGAAAGATCGTAGCCTACGGAATGAAGAGTCGGATTCCGATGTCATTAAGCAATTACATGGCTGGTTGCCGTGAAGGAAATGAAAAGGCCAGGCAGATTTTCATAGACGTCATCAACAGCCAGCCGATGAGCTGGTTTAAAATCTGCAGGGCGCTCAACAAGCACAAAATGACCACAGACATTTTCAGTCCGCACCGCGTGGTTCCGGGCGGGTTTGAAATCATCGCAACAGATTCCTGGGGAAATAAAGACGTGATCCGAATCACGGAGGAGGAGTAATCATGGCAAAGTACAAAGTTTCTGTAATCGTGGGCGCGGAGCCGGCTCCAACACGCGGGCTTGGCAAACTTTACCAGGCGATCGTGGACGCAGATAATGTTGCTGACGCCGTTGTTGCGTTCAATAAGGCGATGATAAAAAAATACGGCAGTGATGAATTTAAGAGGATGTTCTGCTCGCCGGACACGCACACCTGGACGGCTGCGGAACCAGTGGAATAAAGGAGGCGTAATCATGGCATACACAATCGCAAGGATGCAGGAATGCGGGACGGTGGAGCTTCCCATGGTAATGGAGATCAGGGAAACGGACCGGGGGTATGAAGTGGCCCTGGGCCGGGACGGCGTCTGGACCAGTCAAGTTTTTGACGGGTTGCTGGAGGCGTACAAAGTTTTCGAGAAACTTTCCTGCTGGATGGTTATGGGTTGCTACACAGATAAGGCGCGCCGGTCCTACCTGGAAACCGGCACGATGGCGTGAGCCGGCCTTGTGCCGGCTTTTTCTATTTAAAGTTATCTATCTCTATCCGTGCCATGTTTTTCACAAATTCATTCACTGGCATCGCCTGGCAGGCGACAAAACACGCACACTGTCTGTGTTTGCGGTGCCTTGACTCAGGGCATGTTATTATTACCGAGGAATAGGCCAGGTATACTTTAAGTCTATCTAACGAATTACTCCGAAGCCTGCTACAATGCGGATTTCGGAGTTTTTCTATATCTAACTCTATTTATCTCAATTATTCGACTTTATACCGTGGAGTTTTCATAAATTATTCATTTGACGTCAAAATTTAATTCACAATATTTTTCATCAGCGTTTCGAGCCGTTTCATGCTGCGTTCGTGCGTGCCCTGCAGCGGCAGCGCGTAAGTGGTCCGGGTGAAGTTGCTGTCGGTGTGTCCGAGTATTTCAGTCACATCCTCTATGGGCGCGCCGGCGTACCGCAGGTTGCTCCCGAAAGAGTGACGGAAGTCGTGCAGGCGCATGTTGGCCAGCTCCGGGTATTTGCGGATCAGCGGCAGCATCTCTGGGGACCGCTTGAATTGTTTCCATTGGCGCTCCACGTATTCACGGCCCAGAGGCCGGCCGTCCTGGGGATGCACAAAGAAGTGACCGGATTCCTGCCAGGCTGGGTCGCCGTCTAAAAAGTTAGGCTGCTTTTCCAGCTCCATACGCTGCGATACAGCCGTTTCTTTACACCGCGCGATAAATCTTCTGTACTCATTAATTTCGCGCGCCACATCCGCGATTACGGGCACCACGCGGGCTGCTGCTTTTGTTTTCAACGGCTGCAGGGAGAGGTCTTTTCCGGCCCGCAGGAAATTGAACCGGACCTGGATGTGTTTGCTGGTGACGTCGGTGTCCTGCAGACCGCAGATCTCACTGATTCGCAGGCCACACATGCCGGCCAACAGCAGCGGGATGTACAGCTGGGAATAGCGGTAGGTCTTTACCTGCTGCAGAATTTCCTGCAGGATATTGATGGGCACGTGCATGCCGACCGGTTCCGTCTTTTCCGGCAGCTTCAGGTTCCGGGCCGGGGATTTGATGATCATATCGTTATCGGCGGCCCACCGGAACGCGGCCTTGACCAGCGAGATGTACGTGCGGTGCGTGGTTGTGGACACCGGTTCCATCAGCACAGCCTGGCGGAACGCTTCCATATGCATGGTGGTCGTATCCCTGGCTGGCATGTCCGGCAGCAGCTTCTTAATGTGTGCGATGGCGGATTTGTAAGTTTTGGCCGTGGTGGCGCGGATGCCCTTGGTGGCCATGTACCGATCCAGGAGTTCATGGTTGCGGATTTTGGACAGGGCGTCGGCGTTGTTGCCGGCTACAAACACACGCAGCTCCGCTTCATCCATCAGAGCATCGCCGCGGCTTTTCCGTCCGTGTTTGCTGGTGACGTATTTGTACCGGCCGTTCGGGCCCTTGACGCCGGTGCTGATCCTGGCGTACCACAGGCCGTTCGGGTTTTTAAATACTGACATGATTTACCTCTTTTCATTTTCTGGCGTTCGTGCTATAATATTAAGGCAGACTCCTTTATTCCCTTTCGTCAAAAAGTAATAAATGTTTCTGCAGAGACCGTCCGGGTGGATCTCACCGGGCGGTTTTTATTTTTTGTTTTTGGCTTCCCGGGCGGCGGCTTTTTCCTGGTTTTTTAAAATCCGGAGCTCTCTTGCCAGCGCTGCATTATGTTCCTGGGCATCCGGGAACAGAGGACTGGCGAGGATATCTTTTGCAGCCTGATCGAAGCTGACCGCGGAAAATTCCGGCATAAGCGTGTAGCTTTTCATGGTTGCTATGATTGTCTTTTTTCCCACGTCATTGAGTTTGTGGTAAATTGCCAGCACGGCCTTAT